CGCGAACATCCGAGTCATTTAATGAAACTTGAGTCCCAGAACTGCCGCCAGCCTCTCTGTGTATATCATTTAGGGTTATTGGCCCCGTAGCTGGAACGAATCCATTATGCTTTACATACATCGTCGCAGTAGCGCCTGACGAAGACGATGCAAAAGGAAATGATGAAATTCCGCTCCAAACCCATTGGGTATACGGGCCTCCTTCTTCCCCTCCCGTTGGCGGTGGATCTGGGTAATTAAAACTAGAATTATCGTTGACTATAGCCCCGCCATAAGTTGCCGACGTTCTGCTGTAGTCTGTCCCATTTATTGTTAAAACATCCCACCCATCGTTTTCATGAATGCCATAGACTTGAAATGCTATAGTGTCATTAGAGGCTTGCCATAATAAAGCTCGTACACCGTTGCCACCAAAAGCAACTAGATATTTTTCGCTTTGATTTACAGACGACGTTCCAATATAATCAGAAAAGCCCGCAACTGCTGGTGGATCAAACCCAAAAATATCAGTAGTAGATATTGTAAATTGGCTTATTGTGACTGCCATTCTGCTACTTGCCTTATAAGCTCTTGTTGCTGATCTACAAACAAAGCTATCTGTTCTTCTGGAGTTAAATTGGGATCAGGCTCAAGATGGAAAAATAACGTTTGACCGTTATCAAATTCATGAGCGAATTTTAGCAATCCATCCTCAATCGTGTAATCAGTCATCAGTCCAAACCGCCGCGCAGATGTCTTGAACTATTTGAACGTATCCCGATACATCCGTGGGATTGCCGTCAGCGTCATACCTGTTCAGGTAGGTGACATGATTAGAAACTGCTGGCAATTCTGCATCATCTGCATCGTCAAAGGTAATTTCCATCACAACCATCAATCTTGGATTGCCTTCGTTAGTCGTAGCCTCTGCGCTTGGATCTGATGCAGGGTAAGTTTCGCACCGTTGTAAAACTTCAGTCTTGGTTATGGTCATCTTTTAGCTCCTTGATTTGGGTTTTTAACGCATCTATCTCTTTTGATAAATCCTTGATTGCTTCAATTGCCAAGCCCATCATTTGTCCGTACCGAACTGCCAAGAACGAATCCCCGTCTTCGCTCCTGCCAACCTCTGATGCTTCGTAAATAACCTCTGGCAATACCTTTTGTACTTCTTGCGCAATCACGCCAGTTGACCTAGATCCGTCTTTTTTATAGTTAAAAGTAACTCCCGTCAGAGACTTAATTTTATTAAGAGCATCAGGGATTGTTTCTATGTTGTCTTTAAGGCGTATGTCAGAAGCAGACCCATAGGCAGTTATATTTCCTTCTGCCGTGATATTTCCGTTAGCTAAAAGCTCAATGCTGTAATTGCTGGCTACGCCGTTGTCTGTAGTTGAATCGCTATTCCCTACATAAAAAGGGTTATATCCTGAACTGGTTAGTGATTGCCCAACGTAAAGCCTAGTTGCCTGACCGGAAGATCTAACGTCGAAAATAGAACCGTTGCCGCTAGGGTTGGACGCTGTGCGTAAAGTTATTCCAGCGCCAGAATCATTTGAACCATTGGAGTTGCTTTCAAAGTAGACGTCACCCCTGCCGACGTTGAAAATTGTTGTGCCGCCTGTTTCACTGTTACCTTGAATGCTTTGTATATTGACAAGGTTCCTACTAGCGTCTATGACCGTAGACCCGCTTATCTTAAATGCGCTTGAGGAGATCGTGCTGTTAAAGGTGGCTGCATAATTAACGGTCAAAAGCCCGTCTGCGGTTATCAACATTGCTGCATCAGAAGTGTTTTTTCTTACCTCAAAAGCCTTCTGGCTGGCAGAATTTGAAGCCGTTATTACTAAAACCCCATATCCTGACGCATGAGAGTTTTCAATTCTGCCAGCCCAATCATCAGATACAGCATCATCAACATCTAATAAAGCTGTTCCTCCAGCTCCTCCGTTAAGCAGTATCCTCCCAGCGACATCTATATTTGCAGAAAGAAAAAGGTTTTTAAAAGGCAAGCTGGCAGTGCCGAAGCTCACGTTATTGTTATAAGTTACGCCATCCTCTGTGACAGGTACTATCCGATTATTGTCCTTGTCAAGCTGTAGTCCCAAGCCATCAGTCGTAGCAATGTAAATCCTATCAGTAGCAACACTTCCGATTTTTCCGTAGTCACCGATATTTAAAGTTTTGCCATTCTCTAATCTTGCGGCAGATTCTATTAAAGTAAAAACATTGGTAGTCTGAACCGCGACCCCTGAAGATACGTTGCTCAAAAGCTCAAAATACATTGCTGCGCCGCTAGACGAATCTGTATTAACCTCTATCCGAGCAGCGTTTCCATCTTGTTCAGGAGTGCCATTCTCATGATTCCATGTGACGTTCGCATTCCCGTAGCCATCATTTATTGTTAAAGCAACTCCGCCAGATCCATCTCCTGATTGAATGTTTTCGGTTGTTTTTATAATGCCAGTGCTAGTAATCGCGACAATGTTAGTCAGGTTGCGTGAGGCATCCATAAACTGTGTTGTGCCGTTTCTCAAAATGACTCCAGCATTACTCAACCCCCTGAAATATATGTCCGCGTCTTCGGATAATATGAAGAGGGAGCTTGTGGTGTGAATTTCATTTGGATCAAAAGCGAGAGTGTTAATTCCATCGGTTATGATGGAGTATCCGTTTGCTACTGTTGCACCGCCAATGGTGCCTGAAGATGTAATTGTATGCCTACCAGAAGAGATAGTACCGGCAACTATATTACGACTAGCGTCGATGACAACCGTGGTTCCCATTTCTAGTGAGCCAGTCGCAATGCGTACATTGGTTTTTGGCTCAAGGATAATGTCAGCCTTAGCGTCAGCAATACCAGCAGCGTCAAGACCTAGATAACCGCCATAAGTACCGCCAGCGTTCGTGCTAATTATCAGATCACTGTCAGCGGTTGTATCATTTGTGTAGCCTATGCCAATGGCGTTCCCATCATTGTTGCTGAATAAAATTTTTCCTTCAGCACCGCCACCACCGCCATTACCCGTGTCAGATAACGTAAGAAGAGGCGAGTCATCAAATAGCGTTACGTCTGTAAACGTACCCGCTCCAGTAGCACCAATTCTGGTAGCGCCGCCCATTCTTAGCTGACCACTAACGATGTTCATGCCACCAACACTATTGAATTCAGCTACAGCCGCATTGTTGTAGTGGATCTCTACACCGGCAGTCCCGTCGTAAATAACGATGCCGTTATCTTGCTGGGCGTTTTTAATTGACCAATCACCGCCAGTCTCGGTAAAGGTCAGATTGTCTGATCCACCTTTTAGCGTAAGCTCAAAAAATTTACCCATCCCAGAGGAATCTATTTCGAAAACATCGTTCGTCGCTCCAGCGCGGAAAGTAAACCCATCCGTCGAGTGGTCGTACCTAATCCGCCCAACAGCATTATCTGTGGTATCTCCAAACCAAACGTAACTGCTACCTCCATCGTTGGTTTGAATCGCAATACCCGCAACGCCTGAATCTGCCGCCACAAGCTGAGCACTTGGGTTCGGTGTACCTGAGATCGAATTACCAGTGAAGACCGATTGTTCAGATGCAGTGATAGCGCCAGTAAAAGTTGCGCCAGAAGAGCCGATGCTCAATTGATTCCCGTAAAGACCAACGCCCAATGATAGAAAGTTGCCAGAGGTATTAACTATTCCTCGAACTGATGCTACGTTTGTTCCGTCTGATTCTCTGAACTGAATGGCGGGAGTTGCCATTTCATTGGTGTTGTCAAAACTTGTTTTTGAATCTACCAAAACACCTATTGAACTTTCTGCGCCTACTGCCCACAAATATGGATCGCCTTTAACGCCACCATTGCCAGTAACTTGCCCAGAGCTAGTAATAGCGCCCGAAGAGATGGTGCCAATATTGGTTAGGTTGCGGCTAGAGTCAATGACGGTTGTGCCATTGATGTTATAGCCGCTTGTAACCTCTATGACACCTTCGTCACCGTCCAGCCAAATCTTGCCTGTCCCGTTGGTAATGACACCAAAGCCCCAGCCATCATTAGCTGTCCAACTGAATGCAGATGGGCCAACAGAACCACTGCGGCTCATTGTTATACCGTACATTCCGCTGGCATCAGTGTCAGACGTGGGAAGGTAGTTGTTTCCAATCACATAGATCGGATTAATCTTATCTCTGTTGTTTTCGATGCTGTCATGGCCGCCGATCTGGAAGCCGCTTAAGTGACTGCCGATGCGCTCAAAATTGCCATCAGACGTAACCCGCACGTCCTCGTTAAGGTACAAAAGTCCAGAACCTCCATCGCCTGAATTGATGTAACTATTAGTGTCATCAGTCCATAGCCTCATTGACCTACCACCAGTAGAGTCAAGAATCCCTATGCCACTTTCGTCGTTATTTGCCTCTTGGTTGACTTGCAATAGACCATATGAGTTTTGCTGAACTGTGTCGCCAATTTGTACTTGATCGGCAAACACCGCAGCCCCGGTCAGCGTCCCACCAGCCAGAGGCAAATATGTGCTACTGGCTGATGCAGTCGTTAGCATCTGCGTCCACGCATAAAACGTACCGCCATCTGCGCGACGAATGTATAACTTCCCGCTGCTGCTAGACCCCCAAGCAATCTGAATTTTCTGGTTTGGGTCGGTCATTTGATACATGACCATGTAACTCGTTGGTGCGTTTGTCGGTTGACTAGATGCCCACTTATAAAACCCATCATTCAAAGAATCAAGATCGTCAGAGCTTGTTAAAGTTTCGCCATCAATCTCTACTTGCGGAGATCTTATTTTGTGGCTGAATAAAAAAGAATCGCTCGCGGTCTTCCAGAGAATAGAAGCATCGGTGGTTGTGTCCACCGCATCTTGGATGGTTATACCCGCGTTATTGGCAGTTGATGTGCTGTCACCCGTGGAATAGTTTAGGGTGATGTTGTTGTCTTTAACCGTCAGGTTGTCAGTGTCTACGGTGGTAGTTGTGCCTTGAACCGTGAGGTCTCCAGTTACAACTAGATTCCCAGAAACAGTGCCGCCGCCAGTGGGTACAGAGGGCGTACCATTTGCAAAAACATTTGCCGCGCTTTCCACAAAGTTAATTTCTGATGATCTTAATTCGTATAAGCGATTTGATGTTGACTGCCCAGCAGCAGACGGTGATCCCGATCCTGTAATAGTCGATGACAATTTAACTTTGTGAACGCCAGCCGGTAGGTTTGTAAAAGTGTGGCTAGTTACAACGTAGGCGGTCGCGCCGTAGGTGTTAGTATTTGCGATGTACTCTAATGCGCCGCCAGCATCCATTAAAATTGATCGATATTCCTGAATACCGCCAGCTATATATACCGCAGTGACGTATATTTCTGTACTGCTCGGAGTTGAATCAGTGCTGGTGAAAGTGATCGGCTTGGTTGCTGCGGTGCTATATGATCCGCCATCGGTTTGTAAGCTGTAAATTATATTGAGGGTCGAGTTTGTAATATCTGACTTTGCCGCAGCTTCAGTTGCTCCAGACCCGTAAAAATAAAGAGTGCCTACCGAGTTGTCGTAAATAGCAAATTTGGTCTCAAGCGTTACCGTTGCAGTTTGATCTAGCGTCAGCGTCATCTCGCCGCCATCACCTGACAAAACGCCGCTTACTTTATCGACTGCCGTTCCTGAAGTGAGCGATATTCCCGCCAGCGCAGCAGCGCCTAGTCCGTCTTGATTGAGCAGGATGTTTCCAGAAGCATCAAAAACTGTAATATTTTTAGCGAAAACAGAACCATCAGGCTTAACTTGGAACGGCGCATTTTCACTTTCTGACTCTGCGGCTCCGCTAAAGATTCTATAAGTTGCGTCGGTTGCTCCGTCAACAACAGTCGTCGCATCACCAGATCCAGCAATAAACTTTGAATCAGTGCTAACGTCTCCAGTAAATGCACCAGCAGAGGCGTTTACAGTTCCGGTGAATGTTCCGCTTGTTGCGGTAATGTTTCCGGTAACGGCCAAATTTGTACCGTCAAACGTGAGTGACTCGGTGCTTGAATTGCCTATGCTGAATTTATAGGCAGTTGAGTCGTATCCAAGGAAGAAGCCTGTGCCGGTGTTGTAGCCACTTTGACCGCCCTTGATAGAGCCGCCACCTGCCATCGTGATACCGCCATCCTGAATCGTTACGCCTAACGCTAGGTCACTGATTGATCCGAATTGAAAATCCTCAATGGTGTGCGTTCCATTATTAGCGTCATCATCAATCGCAATATGCGTGTAAAGTCCATCGGTAATGGGCGAAGAGGAAAGATCGACGGTTCTTTCGACCACTCCGTTGATGATGTATTTAATTTTTTCATCGTCATAAACAACCGCACAAACATCTCCGACATTCAAGGTTGATTTTAAAGTTGCGACATTCGATCCAGATTCATAAGCGAGAATATCTGGCGTTGAGGCAGATCCTCGAATGTAAATCGCGTAGTCAATATCAGTGTAGCTCGTGCCAGTATTGGCATCAGCCAAGCCAATCATATAGCGGATGTTAGTATCGCCTGCGCTCTTTACTCTGAATGAAACGAAGGCTCCATTCTTAAATGCTTTGTCGCTGACCAGCTTGTGATTCCAGCTATAAGTTCCGTTTACTTGCGTCCATGTGACGAGAGATCCGTTTACCGCTGGAGAAAATGCGGTTTGACCTATGCTTGTAAAAGATACAAACGGAGTTCGCGTAAACGCAGATGAAGCTTCGATCGTAGCGCCTTCTGCTATTTCTAAAGATGTTGCGGTGATTGCCCCTGTAATTGTGGCATTAGTTGCCGTCAATGCCCCTGCCCGTGTAACTCTAAAAGGCGCGTCTGCAAAAGTGTTATCGCCCAGACTGATTCCATCAGATGTGGAAAGAGATACTCTAGTAGCCTCATCCCCGGCTGTCAGGCTCGTAGATCCAACAGTGAAACCGCCTATTGTTCCAGTGCTTGCAGTAATTGATCCTGTAATTGTGGCATCAGTTGCTGTTAATTCCCCTGCCGGTGTAACACGAAATGGGGCGTCTGCAAAAGTGTTATCGCCTAAGCTAATTCCGTCAGAGGTGGATAATGAAACTCTGGTTGCTTCATCTCCTGCTATAAGGTCTGTGCTTCCAACAGTAAAGCCGCCTATAGTCCCTGTCGTTGCGGTAACGTTCCCTCTAACGACTGCGTTCTGAAAAGTAGCAGATCCACTTCTATTTATTTGCCATCCGGTTTCCTCTTGGACGCTCCAGTTGTCAGATTGAATGGTAGTTGCTATCTGCTCTGAGCCAACAGCGCTGTCAATAATCTGCGCTGTATTAATAGAGTCCTCACCCATAACTCCAAAGCCAATCTTGGTCGCGCCGATCTTGGCTGGATTACTAGCGATCATTACCGATTTTGAAGCATTAGAACCGCTGGCCGGTGTAGACCCCTGCGGATACCTTACTGCTTGTATCCAGTAGTAATATTCAATTGCGTTGCCTTGTGAGTCTGCTGCGGCACGTTGATCTGTGTAGCTTGTTCCTCGGAACTTAACGATTGGGGTGTCGCTATCTGTTGGCGTTGTTCCAGTGGTATTTCTGAAAACCCAGATTTGCTCCCAAGCTAAAGCGTTTGACGGGTTGTCCCACGCCAACTCAATTGCATTTATAGCTGCGGTTATGCCAAAGTTTGTAGGTGCCGGAACGTCTGGAAGGTTTCTAGCAATAACGCCTTGAGCTGTGATCGTAGAATAATCGGCTGGAAGAGGATCAGCATAACGAATTGCTACGCCGTTTGAAAACTCTCCTTCTTCAAGAAGGGTTAGGTTGATGCCACCGCTTCCATTTTCAGCAAACGACCAGTTTATACATTTAAATATCTTTGGGTTCCACTCGCCTGCATCTACGCTTTCTAAGTCCGACAAGTAAACATTCACCCTGTCGCCAACTGCAATACGCATCCCCTTCAGATTAACGGGGACGGTTATCATCGTCTGCAAGAAAGACTGATTGACTTGCTTAAATGCTATTCGTTGAGCTGCGTATCGGTTATCGGTAAACGGTAACTTAATTTCTTCTTCTAACGTCTCGCCGTTATCCCTAGCAATCGCGCCTGATACTGTAACAGGGCCAAACTCCATCATCTTGTATTGCTCTGTGGGATCAATGAACAATCCCTTGATCTGATTTAAACGATCAGATCTTGGTATGGCGGTTCTGATATCAACTTCGCCAATAATATCGTCTTCAGTAATGGATTCAGTTGGCGCGAAATAAACTCCAGCTCTAACTATGTACTTACCTTGGCTATAAACCAAAGACCCATTCATGCCGCTTAATATCTTCTCAATAGACTTGGCGTATGGATCAGCGCCGAAGATGACGCCGCTACCGAAGAATCGTTTCTGTGTGGCAGAGTTAGGGATGTCAACTAAAGTATCGCAATCGTCAGCAGCCGCTATAATCGCCGCCCAGTCTATTTTGCTCGATGGGATACCTAAGCCAAACTCGCTGTCCATAAGGTAATCAGCAATCATTAACGCAGGATTTCTACCTTGCTCACCTCGATCGATTGCGCCAGTGCTTAGGCTGTTGTCATCATATACAACATAGCTAGCATTAGTTGGGCTTGCGCCAGCAGTACCGCCAGCGTCAACCTCTAAGCGAGGATCGTAGATCTTCTTGCCTTTAACCAAGGCTTTGATGTTTTGAACACTACCAACCTCGTCCCATACTTCCCGAGAGCCTTCGTTAATAGTCCAACGGGTATATAGGCTGGCTACGTTATCACCACGATGAGTCGCTAGATATTCTGTAGAAGTTGTCGAGTCTGCTCGCAATCCTGAATAAGCAGTTTGTGACGATGTGCCTAGACGAGTATCTATGTATACAACAGTCTCGCTAACTCCGCTCTCATTGTTTTTAGGGCCAAAGAATCCGCTAATAACAGATTTGCTTCCAGAGTTATAGACGCTGGCGTTAGTTAGATCTATTGACTTGTCATCTAAAAACACTTTGCTGATTTGCGTTAGCTCATGACCAGCCAAAGCAACAACTTGATGTAAGTATTTATTATTCGCGCCAGATACCTGAGCGTAAGTCAACGGCCCGCTAACCATTGTCTCGCCGTATATTAACTTTCTAGGTTCTGTGGTAGATCGTACTGTGGTCTGTCTGCTGCGGTCGTTATCATCAACCGAGAAATTAATTTTAGGCTTTAATAGCTTGGATGCTGCGAATACACCACCAACGATTGCCGCCGCACCAATGACTGCTGCTGTCGTTCCAGTGGCAGTGGCAAATGTAACAAAAGATCCGACCGCTTTTAAAAATGCAACTACTGGTGGCATAACTTCCATCCCAATGATATGTATTCGCTTGGCAGACGAGCCAAACCTTTGTGCGTCAAGCAGATAGCGTAATCGCCTAACTTGATCCCCAGCAAATGATTGTCAGGTATTGTCACCATTACGGGGCTGCCATCTTCTAGCCCTTTTATGTCGCTAGTTGACTCACCTAGAACAGTTGAAACTGTATCCTCTAAATCACCATTTGACCTAATAATGTCGTAGGCTTCTTCTTCAGAGTTATAATTAAAATCAACTAGGTAATCTTTCCCTGTCAGCTCTTTGACTATAAACCCAGCGAACTGGCAACAATCGGCATTGCCGTAAGTGAACTCACGACGCTCCCATTTATTTAATGCTTGTAAGACTTGAAGTTGCATTAATCCATTGTTTCGTTTTTAGGCTCGTCTCTAGGAATGATTGGAGCACCGCTGCCAGATCCAGCTTTTCTAACGCCCCAATCCAAAGTAATGTCTTGCATTTCTTGCAAGTGAGTAAAAAAAGTATCCCCTGATGAGCTGGCTTGCTGTGACGCATTCGTGTAAAGCAAATTTGCTGATCGCTCAAACATTGCTAATTCGCTTTCAGCACTTAAAGCTAGGGTATCTCCGCTATCACCACCTAGCCTCACGTCCATCGTGTCTATAAAACCGTTCCAAATAATGTCAGGCGTCGCTACAAGCTCGTCATCGTCGTTTAGTGCGCCAACGTATAAAGTAACAGGGCGCTGATAATAAACCTCCTTAACAGCCTCTGCGACAAGCCCAGCGTCCAATCCCGACAAGGTAAGCTCAATGTTGTACGGGCTAATCTGGTCGCCTTCTTGTATTGTGCTTATTTGCCCTAAATCGCCAGTCCCAAGCCAATTTACATTTCCCGAGCCATCATCCCAAGTATAAGTGCCTAATCCGTTATGGAGCCTAATCGTACCAGCAGAGCTTGGATCAAACTCTAACTTGACGAATACAATAGGATTAACATGGCTGGCCGCATAACTTATCGCAGTGTTTGATGCTAGATCTCTACTCACGCTAGTACGTCCTCTATGGCCTCAATATTAAATGATGAATATATTCCGGGTTGTGTATCCCATCCAGTTGATCCTGTCATAATAAACACTCCGACAGGGTTAATAAGCTCTACATCTTCTCCTGCTGATGACACTCTTACTTCTGGCGATACCTTTATGGGAATAGTTGTGGTTGTGCTTGTCACATCCTCGGTACACATAAACATTTGGTTATTGGCGCTTAGGTAGTCGCCGCTTTTTACTGTTAAAGATGTACTAACCGTTCTCGTGCAATTTAGTGTCCCGCCCGTACTAGATGCGGTAACTAAACCTGTTTGCGGCCCAGTCCCTCTTCTAGTAAACGAATGATCTTTTATGCTAAACCTATGTCTTTGCCCCTCCAGCATGACTATGAACGCTTGCATTTTAGCCCTGTCTTCTCCAAAAAGATTCTCAAAGGACAGAGATATTTTCCAGTGCGAACCCTTTCTAGCAGCCGTCTGAACCGCCCTAGTAAGAGGGCTTTCAAATATTCTGCTGTTGGTCACTAGCTCCCAACTAGAAGTGCTAGGAAGTACGTTGGGTACTTTATCGGCAAATACAAAAGTGGTCATACAAACCTACGCCTTTTCATCAAGTTCTGGATGTTTCTTGTAGTAGATTCTGAGGTTTGCTTCATAGCTAAACGGATCTTTTGATCTACGCTTGCATCAGCGCCTCTTGCATCCACATTGTTTATTATAGTGATACCGCCACCGCCGCCAACTGCTTGTTTTAGTTGATCGTTGCTCGATATACGGCCAGAACCGCCCATAGTTAAAAGTTCTGGGCCTCTTTCACCAACTAGGTATGACTGACCACCTCTAACCTGACCACCTGTTGCTCTGGCTGCTGCTGCCGCCCCACTGAGAGCCGAAATCGCACCCGCAATCGGGGCAGTAACGCCAATCGCCGTCGCCATTGCTGCGGGCGCTGCTGCTGGGCCAACTACGGGGATCGCTGCTGTACTAGCAAATGCGTTTAGTCCGGCCATCATGCTTTGAGCTTGCGCCGTTAGCCCTAGATAGGTCGCTGATGCTACGGCTGTTGTTTTCCCTATTAATTTCTCGACAGCAGCTAAGGCTAGTCGTTTTGCTATCATTTGTGAGATCATGGCTAAGAATGAACTCAGCATATCCTTGGTGAATTGAACAAACGCCTCTTTAACTGTCATTGTCCCGGTTAGTATACCCTCGAATGCGCTAGCTAAACTTCTCTCGAAATTAACAGCCATCAGCATTTGCAGAGCGTCTATGTTTTGGATTGCCTGTTGTGTGCTTAACATCCACTTTTCTACAAGAGACATTCTATCGTAGGCTAATTGAGCTTCCCGCTCTAACGCTCTGGCTTGTCTTTCTGCATCTTTCCTTTCTTTCTCTTGTTCTTGAGCATCGACGAAGGCAACAAAATCCTGATGAAGTTTTTCCTTAGCATCAATAAAGCCTTCTTCACTAAGCAATCCTGCTGCGTTAGACTGCTCTAAGATTTTTAGAATAGCTTGTTGCTGTCTAGCAAAAGATAAAACCGCTGGGCTAGTTTCGCTATATAACTTAGACAAGGTTTGTTGGGTTCGCTCTGCGAGAGCCGCTTTCTCCTTTTCAACCCTTTCGGTCTCTTTTAACTCAGCATTAAGCACATCAAACATTTGACTCTGGTTTAGCCTAGCCAATTCTTCCCTTTGATCTATTTCGGCTTGAACGGCTAAACTTAGCTCTCTGGCTCTTCTTGCTGCGTCAGAGGGATCAACTAAGCCCCTTAACCCAGCAATACCTTGCTCTCTAAGGTCTCTTTGCGCCCTTCTTAGCAGATGAGACTGTTCAGTTAAAGATCTAAGTTGCGTTTCTTGGGCTACAATATCTCGACGAAGATTGGCAAAAGCTGGTCTTAGCTCAGATTGTGAGTTCTGAATATCGTCTATGACAGCTCTAAAATTAGAGTATGTTTTTACTTTATTGTCGTCTAGGCCAGCAGCAGCATCGACAAAGGCCAATGCTTGCTTTTTAGATATGCCATACTTCAAACCTAGTTCGTCTAAGGCAGCATTAACTACACCCAATTCGTCAGAATATGTGCCTGTGGCTTCTATTAGTTTTCCATCCACAAATGGATCGTTCTGGCGAAGGTTTGCCAACTCTTGGGATACGTCTCGTATATCTTGAGTGATGGAGTCAGAAATAAGAGCTTTAAAGCCTTTCTGAGTCTGCACCAAAGCTATTCGAGTGTCTTTTAGCCCAGAGATTAATTCTGCTTGAGCAGCAGCTTCGGATACTTTTGCAAATTCTAAAATTCTTTTGGATAGCTGAAACGTGGCGCTGTCGGTCTCATCTACCTGAGATTTTAGCCTATCCAATGCAGCAGCTAACGCATCTGAACCTTCTTCACTGTCTTTGAAGGCAGAAACCAAAACGCTGCCAATAAGTGCTCCAAATGCAACTAATGCACCGACAACCGCGCCGCTAGGGCCAAAGACAGATAAGATTTGGGGGCCTTGCTGAGCTAGGATTGTTAAACCAGCGGTGCCGGATTGTGCTTGGACTGCCACATCTTGAAGTTGAAAGGATAGTTGCTGAGTAGCGCCTCGCATTGCGCGAAACCCGCCTCTAGCTTCTTTGTGAATCTTAGCTGCTTGACTAACCGCCGAGGTCGTCTTTTTCTGCTGGGTTTCATACTGCTTTTGAGTTGCAGTATTTTTTCTAGTTTCTTCTTTGTATTGCTTGACCGCTTCCTCGGCCTTATCAGCGCTAACGCCCAGCTTTTGAAGTGCTAGATGTGCCTCTTTGATGCCCTTAGAGGTGACTCTTATGTCTAAATTTGCGTCAGCCATTCTTATTTGCCTCTAGCCTTTGAGCTTGATCTAGTTCAACGATTGTGTCTATCTCAAAAAGTGTTAGCTCTCCAAACATCTCCATATAGTCTTTTATATGCGTGTAGCTAATCATCTCTCCAGATGCGTTTTTCAACCGAACAAACATCAACCAAAGATAAACAAGCTCGTCCCGTAAAACAGGAGCGGCTTGTAGCTCTTTAGGCTTGCGTCCTAGCGTCTTCTCGACTTGCCTCAAGTTTTCAAGGCGACTAACTTTTGAGTCTTTATCGTAACCAGCAGCCCAGAAGTGCCACTGTGCATACTCTAAGATTTCATCAGTTAGCCCTTGATAAAATTTTGGCGCTGGCTAACAAACGTCATAACCTGAGTTGCTACATCAGGCGATTGGTCATAGATCTTTCTAGCTGCCTCGGGTGAGAAAGGAACATCTTTAGCATCTTTTCCCTTTCCTTGTTTTAACCCTTTCCAGCCTATCGTTACGGCGACCAAAAGTTCAGTCATGCTATCCGTATCATCAGCCTCAAGATTCGCTCGATTAGACTTTAGAATCGCTTTCCTAAACGTCTTTGAGTCTGGCCCCCTAACTATAAAAACCACATCTGACGGTTCGCCAGTGCTAGGGTTGTTTATAGCTACCTCTCGGCCTTTCTCATGCTCATCCGCTGTATAAAAATCATTAATATCCATCCTTCCCTCACTCTCCCTATTTAAGCATCGTCTTTAGTAATCTGTAGTTGACTGCTGATTCCTGAGTTGAATAACGCGATGAAATCTAGCGTTACTGTAACAGCACCGGGGCCACCGACCTCTGGATTACCCGAGTTATACTTGACGTTAGGCATATTGAAAATGTAATCATTCCCAGCAGCATCGGTCAAAGTAAACGTTATCGCTGATGAAGTTTCGTTGATAAACTTGTCAATCAGGGCGGTATCCTCAAAATACGCTGTAATCGACCCCGTAACCGTAGATTTAGCTAACGGCGGCTGTAAAGTAGTTGAGTCTCCAACCACGTATTGAGCCTCCATGCCGTTTTCAATATTTAACTCAAGAGCCGTAACAACCGCTATAGATGAACCGCCTTCAGTAATGGCTCCAGTAAAGCTATCAAAGGGGTCGGTAGTTGTTGCCGCTGGATAAGTGGCGCCAGCAATCGCTGATGCTGCTGTGGTCAAATCTTTACCGATAACTGAGAATGAACCCGTAACCATTGAATTAGGAGCGATTGACAAGCTCATACTATTAAATGAGCAACCAGTTGATCGAATATACTTGTCTATATCTTCATGATGACGTTCGATAGTGAATGATCGAGAAGTAGTTCCTGTTACGATAGTTTCAGGATCTCCATCGGAAGTCCAAGTTCCGCACATTACTGCCTCGATCAAGTCGTCGAATGATCCATAGGAAAGCTCAAAGTTAATGTCGCCACTAACAGATTTGTTGCCGTGTCGGTAGTGAGCAATCTGTCGATCTTCTCGCAATTCTTCAGATTCAATCGCGTCTTTAGACAATCCCAAAGTCGTTCCGGTGTGGCGAATGGCTTTAAAGGCCGGTGTGCTAGGAGTTGTACCAAAAGTCGACTCTAATATGTAGCCCATATCATGCCGAGCGCCTGTTGCAATAGTCATAGTTTTACCTCGGGGCTACGTGAGCCGAATAGTTTATTGAGACTGAGATGACAAATCTGTCATCAACTGTTAATCCCTGATTACGGGACGTATCGCCTAAACGAACCGTTACGCCATTATAAGAGAGATCGGTGCCTCTCTTAAAGTGGTCTGCAACAGAATCCGCTTTTGTTTCTGCTTCATTCCTTCCTTTCCCTGCCTGCGCGTAAACGTCAACTTGGTATACACCAGTGTGCTCGTCTAGGCCAGCAGCCCCTAGCCCGACTTGGGCAGATGAGACCGGCAGCAGAGACGGCCTCAAATATAAAGTTCCTTTAGTTGGCTTAAAGATAGTGTTAGGCCAAGCAACTGGAGAGCTGCCGCTCAAAGTGTTTAGCCTAGCATCTAAGGCCGCGCTAACGTCTGAGAATGTAGTGCTCATAAATTCTTACCAATTAAAGCAAATGTTTCTCTATCCCTTCTCATTGCCACTGCCATTCTTTCTACGCTTATCCTGCTCATGCCTTTGGGCGCTTGTGTGGAGAACCCGTTAATAGTCTTTCCTGTTGGGTTCTTTGGAGGATTGGGATATAAACCAAACTCCACTACCGGCGCATAAGGCAAATTGTTAGAAAACACTATAGTCTCATCACCTTTAACCGGCTTTATCTTCTTTCTTGCTTCGGCCATCGCTCTCTCGCCGCTTGGATCGGCACCGAGTAGGCTTCTGCCGTTCCTAGAGTTTATCCCTGTTCGCCAGTTATTTCTCAAAGTACCAATATCTACTGGGGTTTGGGCGAGAACATTCTTTATTAACTCAAGCGCAACGCCTCTCTTGGCCGCAACCACATCCTTTCCGGTATCTTCTGCCCACTTCTTAACGTCTAATTTGAAGCTCATAGAGCACATCCGTATCAGAGGGGGCAATAGTTACAACATCCATAACCCTATAATTTTCTGAGTCGAACAGAATGTTATCGTCTATTTCAGGCGCTCCGTTGCCAGCCTGAAAATACATCCTAGCGTCGTCTCTCTGTACCATTTCGCCATCTATCTCAGACTTGCTGTAGTTCAGACGTACAGCCTTGCCCACAATAGTGGTTGTACTGCCTCCAGCATAAGATCCAGTTGTAGGATCAAAACTAGCGTCAGTCGTTCTGGTTGCAGTGGCATCTTCGCCAAACTTTGTCAAGATGCTAGTCGCAGTCGATTGTGTGGCTGCGTAGTTAAAACTCATGATCTCGACACCGCATTGACTGACTTGGTAATCTTCCGTAGCGCCGACGTAACGGCTGGGGTTTCCTTCCGCATACTGGCGTTATTCTTGTAAGTGACCGTTATATCACCTATTTTTTCTTGGGTTGTCTGTCTTTCTCGCGCAGATAACGCGAAATTGCCATCAGCAACCGTCCGAGTAATTTCATAAAGCGCGTTTTTAACTTGCTTTGGTATCTCATCAGAATCAACCGAATAGCTGTCTATATATACTTCTGTTCTTGGCCACTGTAGTTCCTGCTCGTCAGTAGCTTTTCGGCCTATGAAGCTCAAAGCCTCAAAGTAATCCATAGCAGTAAGGATAAATTCTTCAATGTGGCTGTCGCTGTGAGTGTGAGAAATTCCACGAGCTGTCGCCCACGTATCCCAATCGTCAGCAGTGATATAGCTATTAGCGTTTGCTACACCCGATCCATCTTCGATTATCAGAGCCATTACTTATCCTTGAGTAAGAATCTTGGGGGCCGAAGCCCCCAGTCATCTATAGCTTTGACTATGATTAGCCGAGCAGAGTTGCAATGAAGTCAGGCTTCCAAGCCTTAACACCCCATGCTACGCCTACTTCAATCATAGACTTACGATATCCACGGTAAACGCGAACCTCGAATACCAAGCCACTGTGCTGGTCTTGAACGATCAAAGAATCGTCGGCAGCATCGCCGCCTTCAGGTACAGCCGGTGCTCGGATAGCGAGTTCCATCGCTCTACGGTGCATAGCAATGTTGGCAGTATAGTTATTGCCAATAGTCATTTCTACGCCAGTGGCTAACGCAGCCTGTAAACCGGGAGAACCGATTACAGCGTTGCCAGTAGCAGCAGTAAAGCCAGTGTTTACGACATACAGATTGCTGTCTCCTGCGAACGTGACAACATCACCAGAAAGCAAGCTACCGCCGTCTCCACCGTCGAGGGCAATAGTCGTTTCGCCAGCAGCTTCGCCACCGTTTGCGTCTAATCCGGTAGCCGTACCTTTGGTGTGGCTCTGGATTTGAGCAGACTCTCGAATACCCATGCCGAACAGGTCAAGCAAGATGCCCTGACGTAAAAGGGTGTCATTGCCAGACTTGTTGACTTCCTGCAACGCAGCGAGCTTTCGCAAAGCTGCACCGGCAGATGAGTCCATAATCAAAGAGACTTGATCTTGCTCCGCTGGCATTCCGTTATCAACCAAGATCTTTCTCACCTCAGCGATAGCGTGGTTGTTGTTAGCAAATGGCGTGGTTCCAGCCGTTCCATGAGCGCGTGATGCGTTAGTGTATGCTTCAACAGCAAGATCCGCTTCTACTTCGTTGCACAGAGTTCGCATTGCTTGAGCAATTTGATCGCCGTATACAGTCTCGAAGCCAATACCGTTGTTCAAGTGGCGTACATCTTCCCCAGTGTAAGGGATTTGGACAGCTCTTGATTTGGTGATCGAAAGGGTCTTGTTGTCAACAGTCTGATCCGTCCCTTGAGGGATGGTCATAGACTCAGTTACATCAACTGCTGTCGCAGCTCGCGTGAAGGATGCTCGAACAGTATCGCCCTTGGCGACTCGCTCCGATCCGTTTGCGTTGATGGTTGAAGCAGGGATAAAGCCGACAAGCTCCCGCCCTACTACGTCAGCCGCTTTGAAAATATCTGCGGCAAGGTTAGTCAATACGTTAGCCATTGTTGGCCTCCTTATTCATCGTATAGTTTGCCGCCCGAACGCATAAACTCCGACTGTTCTGTCGGACGTAATGCCTCAAAATCGGCTCGTAACATCTCTTTGGATCGCGCTTCGGCTCCACCTTGCGCTCGAACGGCCCCGCCGCCATTTGCTTGACTGCCATCAACCAAAAACGGAAAGTTTTGCTTGATAGAGTTAGTCAGATCTTCGAGGGAGGAAACGGTTAATTGGCCCGTCTCATCAGCGACTCGAATCTCATTGTCAACAAGTGTTAGCCTCTGGCTAATCTGTTGTTGTAATAGTTTTGCCCGACTTGTGTCTTTTGTCAATACTGACGCTAACTTAGAAGCCTCTGTATCAATTTTTGACCGTGATATGTCGGCGTTCATTTTCTCGATCGTTCTACGCAAAGAATCGGATTCCTGCTTTTGCGACTCGAAAAGCTGCTTGTAGTCGTTCTCTGCTCTCGCTTTCTCCTCGGCCTCGCTCTTAGCTCTGGCCTTGGCCGCTTCCCTTTCTTCTTGAGCCTTTCGTTTTTCAGC